TCCTCCTCCGCGTCAACGGTCGTTAAAGTCGCGCGCCTTTCCGTGGGGCGGCTCGGGCGCGAGGGAGAGAGTTTCCCCCTTTCATTGAAGAAAGAAAGGGCTCTGTGATGGTTCCACAAAATTATTTTTGTGTTGGTTAACTTTTTCGGCCGATGAGATGTTGCGGGTGATTTCAAAAAATATATTTTGTTGCGGTTAATTTGCCGATGGCTTCATGGAGGCGGGTGGCGAACAGGGGCCATGCAAGAAAACCTTGGGTTTCAGCAATTCGATCTCAGCTTTTACTGGAAATTCCTGCGTCTGAGCTCAACAGTCATATCGGCCCCTGTTGCGGCCCCTGTTGGCCCCTGTTGCGGTTTCCGGAGAGGAGAAGGCGGGGCTATTTGTAACAGTCATATCGGCGCTGTGATGGCCCCTGTTGCGGAGGGTGTCCGGATTCTTATTAAGATTCATGAACTTTTACACAACAAACAGGGGCCATGCAAGAAAACCTTGGGTTTCTATTATTGTGCTCCGGAGATTGCAGGGAATCCTTGTGTTTGAGCAAAAAAGTCATATCGGCCCCTGTTGCGGCTCCTGTTCACATCCGGGTACAGTTGGGACGCCCCCCACCGGCTAGGCTTTAAGCCGGTTGGGGGCTCCTAACCCCCTTTAGGGGGAAATCATGGCCCCTGTTGAAACACACATTTTTCAGGGGCTTTCTTTTTCCAAATTCCTGAGGCAAGATTCCTGGTGGGGCGGCGACGACGGGTTGAAAACGGGCACGGAGCGACATGGGCACACGGTGGCGCGCGGACCAGGTGGACTTGTGGTGCGCGGAGTGGGCGGTGGTGCGCCGCCAAGTGTTGGGGATCCAATTGGACGAGCGGCTGGAGCCGCGCGACCGGCTCGGCAAGCTGCGCTGCACTCTCGGCGCGCTGCTGGAGGACAAGGTTGGCGCTGGAGAGCGCACCACACGCATCGGGCTCAACGGGCACCCAGATCAAAATTGGCCCGAAGTCTACACCAACAACGCGCGCGAGATTCAGTTGGCGTTCGAACGGATGCGGTACGAGTGGCGCGCAATTCTGGACGCGCACTACGCTTGGAGCATGATCCCGCCCAAGCTGAAAATTGAAGCGATGAATATCTCGGACGACATGTATTGGAAGCGACTCGGGTTCGCCAAGATTTTCATTGCGGGATTTTTACGCCTGGACCCGGAGACGATGACCAAGTGTCGGAAGGGGAAGGACTTTCACTACAAACAGAACGCCAACTCCGGCCCGCACAAAAACAAAAAGTCAGCCGCAGCAATAAATATCAAGACGAACGCAGAAAAAGCCTTGCCTTCTTACGCGGAAAGCGCTTAACTCCCGCCGCATCAAACCCATCATTGGAGTTCCGTCTCATGAGCAAGGCGCTACAGAAGCGTCCTGTGGGACGCCCACCAGGAAGTGGCTCCAAGTACTCAAAGAAATTGGCCGAGCAAATTTGCCGCCGTATGTCTGCGGGCGAAGTGCTCAGTCAAATTTGCCGCTCCCCTGGAATGCCTCCGGCGACCACTGTACGCGGGTGGGCGCTGCATATCCCTGAATTCGCAGTAATGTACGCGGCAGCCCATGACCAATTGATGCTGCACTGGGCGGATGAGTCGCTGGAGATTGCGGACGACGGCACGAACGATTGGATACAGCGCGAGATACGCAACAAAGACGGCGTGGTCGTCGATCACCAAACGGTCTTCAACAAAGAGCACGTGAACCGTTCCCGCCTGCGCGTGGATCAAAGAAAATGGCTGCTCAGCAAACTCGCCCGCGCGCAATTCGGCGACGTGGTGCGCAACGAGCACACTGGTATGGACGGCGGTCCAATCAAAACTCAAAACGTGGACGAACTGACGGATGATCAACTCGCCGCTATCGCCCGCGGAGGCCGCGCAGCACTTACTAAACCGTAGAAAAGCACGCACCGACATCGTCACATATGCGAGCGTGATTGATGTGCCGGGGAGGCCGGTGAATGACGACCCGGAGTGTGAACTGTTTTTCCCGGTGGAGACCAATCTCGCCGCGCATCACAAGTTGATGCTGCGTGCGCTCGACACCGCGAGTAAAACGCCGTTCGGCCGAGTGATGCTGTTGATGCCGCCTGGGTCGGCGAAGAGCACGTATGGCGACGTTGTGTTCCCGAGCAAGTACCTCGCCGACAAACCCGGACGCAAGCTGATCCTCAGTTCTTACGGCTCCGATCTGGCGCGTAAGATGGGTCGCCGCACCCGCAGCATCATCCGCCAACGCAAAACCCAACGCATTACCGGCGTCTCATTGAGCGACGACTCCGCCGCAGCGGATCAGTTCATGTTGAACAACGGCAGCGAGTACATGGCGGCTGGATTGCTCGCCGGCATCACCGGCAACCGTGCTCACGGCGCCATTCTCGACGACCCCATCTCTGGGCGCGAGGCGGCGAACAGCGAGGGCACTCGCGACAAAACCTGGGAAGCGTACAAGGATGACTTGCTCACGCGGCTCATTCCGGGCGGGTGGTTCGCGATGATCCTGACGCACTGGCACGAGGACGACCCCGCCGGGCGCATCCTGCCGGAGAACTGGGCGGGGGAGAGCGGCATGATCAAGTGTCGCGACAACATGACGTGGAACGTTCTTTGCCTGCAGGCCAGATGCGAGAATCAGACGGACCCGCTGGGCCGCGCGATTGGGGAGTACTTGTGGCCGGAGTGGTTCACTCCGCAGCACTGGGCGCAGTTTGAGTCGAGCGCGATGACTTGGAACTCACTGTTCCAGCAGCGCCCCCGTCCTCCGGAAGGCGCGTTCTTCACCAAAGCCTCTTTCCTGGTGGACGGGAAGCCGGTGGAGAGTCCGTCTCCGGCGACGGGAATCTTCGCCATCATTGACACCGCGATCAAGACCGGACGCCAGCACGATGGGACGGCGGTGATCTGGTGCGCGTTGTTGCCCAATGACTTCCCCGGACAGTATCGCATGGTGATCCTCGACTGGGACTACATCCAGGTGGAAGGCGGCTCCTTGGAGAGATGGCTCCCGGAGGTGTTCGAGCGTGGCGAGGCGTGGTCCAGGACGTGTCGCGCGCTGGTGGGCTTCCGCGGAGCCTGGATCGAGGACAAGGGCTCCGGAATGGTCCTCATTCAGCAAGCCCACAACCAGGGCTGGCCGGTGACGGCCATAGACTCCAAGCTGTCCAGCATGGGCAAGAAGGAACGCGCCTACAACGCCGAGCCCTACGCCTCCGCCGGGTTGATTAAACTGTCTCGGACCGCGTTCGAGCGGGTGGTGACGTTCAAAGGCTCCACCAAGAATCACTTGTTCACACAGCTGTTCGGGTTCGCGATGGATAGTAAGGATGACGCGGCCGACGACTTGACGGATTGTGTGACGTACGCCGTCGCGCTCGGCATTGGAGGCGCGGAGGGTTTCTGAACGCCATCATTTCTCGGACTGACGCGCGTGCCGCCGGGTTGACGCGCTTTTTCACCGGGCGCGTGTGCCGCCACGGGCACACCGCCGAGCGCTACGTGTCGGGAGGGCAGTGTGTGGGGTGTATGGAGATGTTCAGAGTGATGCGCGCGGGTGGAGTGCCTTTACTGCGGGACAGGGAGTGTGAGCGGTGGTTCCGGAAAGTGAACGCGATACGCGCGGGCCACAAATTTTTGTACGGCGCCACGGAGCGATTGGTGGACAAGCCTCTGCCGCTGGTGGAGCGGAACGCTATCTGGCTGCCAACCATTGAGGAAAAGACCAATGACCGACGTACGCGCTGCTCGCGGGCTGTCTGACTTACTGCGCAGCGGCGTGCAGAATAAAAAACGCATCCGCAACGCCAACAAAGGCCGCGAATCCGTCACGCCTCCAGGACCGAGTGGTTACAAGGGTGTGGCTTACGTGAAGAAGCTGAACAAATACCGCGCCAGCATCAATGTGCCGCGGTACTTGTATGTGGGACTGTTCGACACCGCTGCAGAAGCGAATGCTGCCCGCGAACGGGCAAAGGCTCGGATGCTATGTGCTGGCTCGTCACCGTCGTCGGATTGTTAGTGGTGTTTGACGTTCTACTGGTGTGGAGAATTTGGGTGGTGAAGCGGGACGATCCGGATGACGGGGATGAGTGAGTTAAGCAAGAAGTGCGACGCGCTGCAGAAGTTTGTTGACGCGGTGGAGAGACGGCCCGATGGCCGCAACAACAAACAACGCATGGACGACAAGATCAATCACATGAACAACAAACGCCGGCAGAAGCGGGAATTTGAATTGATGCAGCAGCCGCCAAGCAAAAAGCGTGATGAGGCGCTGGCGCGGTTGCGTAAGAATTTGTACGGCATTGAGTTTTGATGACCCAATACGCTTACACCACGCTCACCGTCCAATCGCAACAAAACGTCCAGGGCGCACAGCCGTGCTTCATCGAAGGGTCAGCAGTGGTCTTCACCGCGTCCTTCTTTGACACGGACGGCAACCCCTGGGCGCCGGGCAATGTGTGGTGGCAGCTGACGGACGTGACCAGCGGCGACGTGTTGCAGAACTGGACGGGTGTGCCTATTGTTGTCAGCGACATCCGGGTGGCGGGCCAGCCTCCGCCGAACACCACCGTTACGGTGCAGATTCCTAGCATGACGAATCAGATGGTTTCCCTCACGCGCCCTTCGGAGACGCATCAAGTGTTGCTGCGCATCACGGACGGGATCGCTGGGCTTTTCTATTACGCGCGGGCGCTGTTTGACCTGCTTGCGGTGAGTGGGCTGTAATGGCTTGGGGCGGTTGGTGGGGGAACGGGAGCACGGACAATTCCGGGCCAGCCAGCGTGGGCATCAACGGCTCCGGCTGGGGCAACGCGCTCACCGAGATGCTGCTCGCAGAGGACATTCAGCCCGGCGACGACGTGTCCTACGAGTTGTGCAAGACCATTTACCTGTACCACCCGCTCGGCGCCAAAATGGCGGAGTCGCCCGTCAGCATGGCGCAATCCCAACGGCGCCAGATTTCTATTCAGGATGCGCCCGACGAAGTGGTCGGCGCATTCCTGGACGAGTGGGAGAAGATGGATGTGGACGCGCTGATCCACAATTGGGCCAGCCTGTCGCGCGTGTACGGGATCGCCAGCATTGTGATGGGCTCGGACGTGGGCTCCAGCGACAAGCCGCTGGACATGACGAAGATTTGGAAACAGGATATTTACTTCAACGTCTGGGACCCGCTCAACACGGCGGGCTCGTTGATCCTGTCACAGATCCCCACGTCGAAGAATTTCAACAAACCTGTGACGGTGCGCTCCAACGGGCAAACGTATCACCCGTCGCGGTTCCAGGTGATGATGAACGAACACCCGGTGTACATCGCGTACACCAACTCGGCGTTCGGCTATACGGGCAGGAGCGTGTATCAACGCGCACTGTTCCCGCTGAAGTCGTTCGTGCAAACGATGTTTGCCGACGACGTAATATCGCTCAAGACTTCTTTGATTGTCGCGCAGCAAACGCAGCCTTCCTCGGTCATCACCAAGGAGATGCAGCAGATCGCCGGGATCAAGCGCAACATGCTCAAGCAGGCGCGCAACGGCAACGTCATCAGCGTCGGCAAAGATGAGGATGTGCACGCCATCGACATGACCAACGTGGACACGGCGGGGACGTATGCGCGCACCAACATTTTGAAGAACATCGCCACCGCCGCAGACATGCCGGCGAAGTTGCTGGAGAACGAGACGATGGTGGCGGGGTTCGGGGAAGGGGTGGAGGACGCAAAGAACATCGCCCGCTACATCGAGCGCGTGCGCGAGAAACTGGAGCAGGGTTACACCTGGTTCGACAACATCATCCAGTACCGCGCGTGGAACCCGGATTTTTTCGCCACGCTGCAAGCCAAGTACCCGAAGACGTTTAAGAAGCGGACGTTCGAGGAGTGCTTCAGCGAGTGGCGCGCTAACTTCTCCGCGGTGTGGCCGAGCTTCCTGATTGAGCCGGAGTCCGAGGCCATCAAAACTGAGCAGATCAAGCTGGAAGCCGTGGTGGCGTTCACTGGGCTGTTGCTTCCCAACCTCGATCCGGAGAACAAGGCGCGCGTCATGGAGTGGGCCGCGGATTGCGTCGGCGACAACAAGCGCCTGTTCCCGCACGAGATTGAACTGGACATCAGCGCGTTGGAAGAGCACTTGGAGGAGCAAAAGGACCAGGAGAGCGAAATGCAGGAGGCGGCGCTGTCGGCTCCGGCTGGCGGGCCGCCAGGGAAAAAGGGACCACCCGCCGGAGGCGGCAAAGCGCCCCCCAAACCCGCGAAGTTTCCTAGTTTCAAAGGCGGTTGAGCCATCATGGACGACTTGGGCGCCAAGTGCGACGCGCTGCGGGCGTTCGCGGACGCGATCCTGCTCGCGCACAAGTGTGCCGCGTTGCGCCGGGTGATTGACGAATTTGACCCGAACCAGCCGCGGGAGAGTGACGGCAAGTGGACCGAGGGCGCAGGCTCCGCCAAGAAAGGCGAGTGGAAAAAGGTTGGCGCGCAAAAAGGCTCCAACGAAGGCGGGGTCTACGAGCGCAACGGCCAAAAGTATTACGCCAAGTTCTACAAGAACCATGCTCAGGGGCGACAAGAAGTCCTCGCCGCCAAAGTGGCGCACAACTTGCTGAATGTGCAGACGCTCAAGCCAGAAATTATCAGCATTGAAGGCAAAAAGAGCGTCGCCAGCAAATGGCGCGACGACGTGCATTCGGTGCCTTGGGCCAGTGGCGCGGTAAAGAACCTCAACAAGACACAGCGAATGCAGCTGGCGCGCATGTACTATGCCGCCGTGCTCACCAAGAACTGGGACGTGTTGGGGGTGGATTTCGCCAACATTGGCATGACCTCGGACGGCGAACTGGTGCAGCTGGACACCGGTGGCGCGTTCGAGTTTCGCGCGCAGGGCAAGCCCAAGCCGTACGACAGCGACGTGAGTGAGTTGCAGAATTTTCTGAACCCCGCTTACCCGTCTGGCAAGGTGTTTGGTGAGCTCAAGAAGATTGATCCAGCCGCGTTCAAAGAGGCGCTATTTGAAGTAGAGTCGATGCAGTCGGACGAGATAGATCAAACGTTCGGCAGTGTGGCTGGTGGCGCCGAGAAAAAAGCGACGTTTTTAGAGCGTCGCAAGAAAGTGATTGAGGCGGAAAAGGCGAAGCCCAAGCCTCCGCTTCAAGCCTCCTCCCAGAAACTCAAGGCTCCCTCTCCCGCGGTGCACGCGTGGCCCAAGAAGGGCGAGCCGGGTTACAAGAGCACCAAGGAGCGTTTGCGCGAGATCATTCACAAAGCGCACACTGTGGACGGGCACGAGGCTTCCAAGCTGGTGGCCAGCGTGATAAAAGTTCCGCCTCCACCGTTGAAAGCGGAGTACAAGTCGGCTCTTTCCAGTTACGTCTCCAGTTCCGCCGGTCTCAATGGCACCTTGCGCGCAGCCAAGGGCGACTTGAGCGGTGTGCCTTCACACTACAAAGAGCAAATTGAGAACCTGGACAAAATGATGAATGAAGCGCGCACGTACCGCTTGGCCATCCGGCTCACGCGTGGGATTCCCGCGGACGTGGTGGCGGGGCACAAAGTCGGCGACACCTTCACAGATCACGGCTACTCTTCGACCTCATTCGCGAAAGCTAAAGCCGCGCAGTTCGGACATTCCAACACCCAGTTGGAAGTGCGCCTGCCGTACGGGTTCAAGTTTCTATCCGTCCCCAGTTACTTCGCCGCGGTGGGGAAGGGTGGTGGGCTGGCGTTCAATGAGGCGGAGGCGATTTTGCCGCGCGGCACAACCTTCAAGATTCAGAAGATCACAACGCAAGGTGGCTACAAAGTGTATCACGTGGACGCACTATCCTCCTCGTTGCAACCGCCCCGCGCGGAGTGGAACAGAAAGTTCGCCGGGTTACAAAAGACTTCCAAGGCCGCCAAGGCGGCAAAGGGGATGGCAGCATGACGGAAGTGAGCAAGGAATTTTTGGAGCGGATGAACGGCGGGGAAGTGGAGTGGGTGGACGGCGGGGAAGGCGCGTTCGACCCGGAGGACTACGCCGACGACGA